GGAATTTCCTGTCCACGTGATGTGGATCCATCAATTTTGGAAGAAGTAGCAAGAATGGAAGCCAAATTGTTGGCTGGAGAATCCATTAATGCTATTTTCAAGGGATCATTGAAAGATGAACCCACAAAACTTACGAAGGATAAGGTTCGAGTTTTCGCAGCTGCTAACATGCCTATGGTTATGTTGGTGCGAAAATATTTCCTCTCTATTGCTGCTTTGGTGCAGCGTAATAAAATTGTGACTGAATGTGCCGTAGGAACTGTTGTCCAATCTCCGGAATGGACAGAGTTATATGAACACATTGGTCGCAATGGTTGGGATCGTGCTATCGCTGGTGATTACGCCAAGTTTGATGGTCGCATGAGCCCCCAATTTATGCTCGCTGCTTTTAAATTGTTGATCAATTTAGCAGAAGAGAGTGGAAATTATGACAAGGATGATTTAATGATCATGAAGGGAATCGCTTCGGAGATTTCTTATCCAACTTATGATTATTTTGGTACCCTTGTTCAATTTATGGGATCCAATCCCTCTGGACATCCATTGACCGTTGTTATTAACAGTATGGTCAATTCTTTGTATATGCGTTATGCTTATTATGCTATTGCACAAGAAAAAGGATGGTGGAGAGTTCCACAATTTGATGTTGTAGTTGCTTTGATGACTTATGGCGATGATAACATTATGACTGTTTTGAAAGGTTATGATGATATCAATCACACCGCTATTGCAGCAAAGTTTGCTGAAGTTGGTATTAAGTACACTATGGCTGATAAAGATGCTGAATCTGTACCTTTCATTCATTTGAAAGATGCATCATTCTTGAAGCATTTTGCTAAGTGGGACAAAGAACTAGAATTGTACCGTTCTCCTGTTGAGGAAGATTCTATTGCTAAGATGCTACATGCTCATTTGGAGTCAAAGGTTTTGACCCAAGAGCAATCTAGCGCTGAAGCAATTCAGAATGTTGCGCTCAAGTATTTCGAGTTCGGCCGTGAGGTCTACACTGAACGTAAATCACAACTTGAAGAGGTTGCCCACAAGTCTGGTATTCAAGGACTTGTTGGACCAATCATGAGTTATGATGATCGTTTAGCGTGGTACCGTGAGAAGTACGACTTATAAGTCGTCTTCCAAATGGCCCAGTGCTGGGGCCTTGTACCGGTACACACCGTAACTGTACGTTGTATAAGCTAAAAACAGTTGTCTACATTTGATTAACGCATGATCCACAGGTTCTGCATTACCTTACGATCATGGACAGCTATGTAGATAGTCATTGTATATATTCGTTATCTAGCGAAGGGGTGACTCCCAATAAAATAGCACTGTTGTGTGTCGATTGATGTGCCGCGCATAATAAATTCATAAATTTACATTACTAATTCATTATTTACAATAAATGAGATGACCGATTCTCTAAAAACGGTAGACTTTTCTGTGGATGTCTCCAAAATCCACAGGGTCGAGTCTTTTGATGAGCTCGATGAGGTTAAAATCCTCAAATCACGTAATAAAGCATTGCGTGAAAAATTATCAAAGAAGTATCGTCACTGCAATCAATTGGAGCGACGTATTCAGAATTTGGAAGGCATGTTAATGGTTTCGCAATCTGGTGTAGTGAGTGATCAAGCTCCACCACCAGGAATTGTTGAATCAGAATCTTCTCCTATGACCAATGAGCAAATTACGTCTTTCGCAGACCAAGATGCTGGTTGGGTCACTGAGAAGGTTGGCATGTATGAGCCAACAATGGATTTAGCGTTGAACAATGATAGTCAGCTTGGAAATTTTCTAAACCGACCAATCAGACAGTCAGCGCAAACTTGGACAGTAGGGCAACCTTTCTTTTACAAGTTTAATCCTTGGACAGCTTTTTGTGAAAATACTTATGTAAGAGACAAGATCAAGAATTATGAACTTTTGCGAATGAAGCTCCATGTAAAGATGGTGATTTCAGGAACTAAGTTTCATTATGGCAGATCTTTGGTATCTTATAATCCGTATACTGCTGGAGATCAAGTTACTGTTGATAGGAATTTTATCACTCAGGACTTGATTTCAGCTTCACAAAAGCCGCATTTCTTTTTGAATCCAACAAAGAATACAGGAGGTGAATTATGCCTTCCTTTCTTTTGGAACAAAAATTTCCTCAGTATTCCAGATGCTGATTGGCGTGACATGGGAGATATTGTTATTTCTTCCTTTGGAAATCTTCTTCATGCAAATGGAGGAGATGATCCTGTTACTGTCACTACTTACATTTGGGCTGAAGATGTTGTATTATCTATTCCTACGTCATCTAATCCTCCATTGGTATCACAGAGTGGTCGCCGTGGTGGACGGATGTCTTCTAAGGATAAAGGTAGTGCAATTAATGCGAATGACGAATATGGTCAAGGCATTATATCCAAACCAGCAGCAGCTATAGCGAAAGCAGCAGGACAATTATCAACATTGCCTGTTATTGGACCTTATGCTACTGCTACTCAAATTGGAGCTTCTGCTACTAGTAAGATTGCCCAAATGTTTGGTTATAGCAGACC